CACTGGCGCGCCGCCGAGAATTTCACAGCGATGGACTCCGGCATGATTGCCTGCATAGCTGCCGCCGCCGTCGCATCGGAAACGCCGCTGTCGACGATTGCCTTGTATTTCTGCATAGCGGTCACGCTGTCCGCGCCTTCCTCCGGTGTCAGTGCTCCAATCGTGCGCGCGAGTGTTTCCGCCTCGCTCGTGCTGACGCCCGCTCCGGTGATTTTCTCATACGTTTCGGCCTTTGCCTGCACGCCGGAGTAAAACACCAGATTGCTTTTCACGGCCGTCTTCTGGGCGTCAGAAAGGTTCATGCGATCCACCTCCGCTGCAAACTCGACCGCCTTTACGGACGCTTTCTCGTTGTCCCGGTTGATCCGGTCGTAAACGTCGTAGCAATCCATGATGCTGTCCCACGACATTTTTTCTGATCGCAGCGCGCTGAACTTCATGTCCTTTCCGTCGCCGATCATGGCCGAATAGATCTGCTGTTTGTATCTGTCCGGCAGATCCGCGTTGCGGATCGCGTCGCGCTTCGCTTTTGCCGCCGCCTCCGGGTCATCGTCATCCACGCTGCGCACGGCCTGCATGGTTTCGTACACGGTCTTTTTATCCGCCCCGCTGGCGACGATGTCCCGATACGCCTGCGTCTGCTTTACGGTCAGGCTTCTGTCGCCGGATGCATAGAACTCGTTCGCGTCCTGTGTCGCATTCGGCCCGAACAGCACCATCTGCGCGCCTTTCAGCAGGCCCTTCGGCCCACTCGTGTCCACAGGATACTTCAGCCGCTCGGAGTCTCCATACCCGGAATATGCACCGCCGCGCACAAGCGTCTCGACGCCCTTGCCGGTCTTATAGATCTGGTTGCCCATCGGCAGCCATGTCTTCAGCTCCTTCGGTGCGTCCTCCGCCAGTTTCTGTGCTGCTTCTTTGCGCGTGTCTGCGTCTTTGCCAACGACCATTTTTGCGACATCCGCTCCCGTTTTCAACGGGATAGTCGGCAGCGGCATGTTGCTGTCACTCGCCCCTACCGCAGACAGCGCGTTCGACAGGAACGGGATGTCGCCCGACACCGTGTATCCAAGCTGTTTCGCGGCCGCCTCTGTGTCAAAGCCTCCATCTGGTTTTTCTGTTCCAAGCCCACGTTCTCCGGTCACTGCCTCCAGTGTATTGTCCAACGCCGTCAGCAAGTACTTGTTCGTGCTCAGTCCCTCGCCTGCGCCGATAGCGCCGGTCACATATCCGATCACGTCGAACGGCGCCGGCGTGCCTCCGTAGATCCATTCCGTCAGTCGGTTGAATAGGAACGCTTCCAGCAGGTACTTCATCGCCAGCCCCGCAAACTTCTTCACGGCGACGTTCTTCCCCTGCGTCTTCGCTATCGTCTGATATTCCATCGGCAGGTCGTGCGTGATATGGCTCCATGCATTGGCTACCTCTAGCTGGAATGTTGTCAGCACCTTCTGGCTCAACCGGCTACCTTCAAACGCCATCGGCTTCGCGCCCTGAATGCGGTTGCCCACCATCCTGCTGGCATATTCATCCGCCGCCCTCATCGCTTCCTCATGCGTTGCGCCGTTTTTCACTTCCTGCAGGTATTTTGCACGCACGATCACGCGGCTGGCCACATCGTCCACCACTTCAAACGGGATAGCGGCAACGTCCATCACCTTCCCCAGCCCCTTAGTTTCCGTCAGCTGGTCAATTCCTCGCTTACCGGTCAGAAAGTCACTTGCGCCTTCCCATCCGTCCGCCTTCGTCTCCCCGGTCACGATGTCCCGGACAGCTTCTGCGACGTTTCCCACGCCCACCTCCGCTGTCAGCATCGGGATCTGTGCCGTCTGGTTCAGTGCGGACGACAGGTTGCCCACGATGGTGCTTTCTCCGAAAATTTTTGTCAGCTTGTTGCCGATATTTAGAGCTGTTCTTCCCACCTCGTGCTCTATTGTGCGATCTCCTGTCGTCCGTTTTCCTGCCAGCTTGTTCGTGTAGTCATCCAATACGGACACGAACTGCCCGTACTTCGTCATTCCGTTGATGTTTTCGAACAAGCTGTCGATGTATTTGTCCAGTGCCGCGTCTGCCTGCTCCTCCGTCAGGCGCGTGCCCTCCGCGATCCGGTCCGCCGATTCCAGGAATCCGATCTTCTGCTCCAGCGATGCATTGTGCATCTCTCTCGCCTGCGCAATCCGGTCGCTGATCCCATCCCGCGCATACTTCCCGCGAAAGTATTTGGACATTTCGCGCAGCTTCATGATGTCGTCCGTGTGATATAGGACATTCGCCATGTAGTTGACGTAGGATTCATAACCGCCTACTGCGTCATATTCTACGTTGTCGTTGCTCGTTTTCGTGCGTTCGAGGAAGTACGGGTTCCACTGCTTTCCTGGCCGGAAGCTATCCGTCCTGCCAGCGATGGCCGTCGGCAGCTCCGACACCTGCGTGTCGATCCCAATCAGTTTCAGGAACTTTGCCGTTCCCTCCTGCGCCTTCTCTGGCTGCATGTGCGGGGCGTACCCTTTCACATAGCCGATCGGATCATACCCATGGCTCACAAGGAATTCGTTGATCAGGTCGTAGAATTCGTTATATGCTTTTTTGTATCCCGCCGCCGCTTCTTCGATTTTCTTTGCGTCCACGTCCGCGTCCTGCAGCCTTGCCTGCGTGTCCAGCCACGCCTTGTACCGCTCCACGAGCTCCATTTGCTCCCGTGGAATGTTCATTTCCGCAGCGGTCTTCTTCACGTCCGTACTCGTTGCCGCATCCGCCACGCGCTTTCGCATATCCGGATCCAGCTTGCTCACCTGGTCCGCCACCGCGGTTCCTTCGATCACTCGCTGCACCAGCGCGCTCTCCGATTCGCTCAGGTCGAACCCGCGCACGCGGTCAAACATCCGGTTAATAAAGCGGATCTTTTCTGCGGAGTTTTCAAGGATCGGGTCGAAGAGCTCTTCGTTGATTTTCTTCCCCAGTTCCTTCCCGAATGTTTTCTCCACGTTCCGCTGCATCGTGTTCACCTGCAAACTCAGCGCGCCCGGGAGCTTCCGGTCATCTGGTGTTCCGAATAGCTCCTCCAGCTTCGCCTGCCACCGCCGCTGCGCTGCGTATTTGCGGCTCCGGATCAGTTTGCCCGCGTAGTCGTTTTTTGCCATGTAGTAGTACGCGAGCTGCGTCACCTTTTCCTTTGACATGGTCGTCGGTATCTGCTCCGCCGTGTACGTTCCGCCCACGATGTTCCCGGCGCTGTCGAATGATGCCCCTTTTGCGATTCCCTGCGCAAATTCTTTCTCTGCCGGTGTCGGGTTCAGCTCCCGGATTTTCTTCTCGATGTCCCGGCTCGCCTTTTTGGCGTATTTCGCCTCTGTTACAAGGTCGTCCACGTTCGTGATCGGCGCAAACGGGTGGCTGATCTTCACGCCCATCTTTTCCGCGTGCGTGCCCGGCTCCACAGGGTTGTCTCGCAGTTCCTGCCGCTTCGCCTCGTTCTCCTGTGCCTCGCGCATCACGCGCGCGTTTTCTTCCACCGCTGAGCTGCTCGTGTTTTCCCTGGTAAGCAGCCCGTGCTCTCGTGCGTAGCCTTCGGCTGCAGTTCGTGCGCTTTCTTTCGCCTGCGTGCTCTTGACATCTCTTTTCGATTCTGATACCATATTACTTGCAGAGGCTTCACTCTCTATCCCGCGTTTCCAACGATCGTTGTTGCGCGGTTGAGAGTTCGAAGCCTCTGTTTTTACATTTGTCAAATAGTACAGGTTGTTTCCCTGGTCTCCCACATTCACACGCATTCTTGCGACGCCTGGCAGCTCTCCGAACATGGCTTTCGTTTCAAAAATGTCTGTCCTCTTCAAGTGGCGCGCCGTGTGCTTTGACGGCTCGCTTGCCATCCACTTCGCATTTTCCACAATTTCGTCCAGCTGCTCCAGCATTGCCAATGTATCAGCGCTTACTGGCTGCCTCGAAATAATCTCGCCAATTCCCTTCGAGCCAATGCCGATTTCGTAATACAGTCCGTTCGCCAATGTGTTCGCATTCTTGAAGGTCTTGCCCATGAACAGGTCTTTAATGATCCGCTTATATTTTTTTCTCGCCGTAGCGCTTTCGACAGAATCAACATACGCGGATATCTCGTCGATTTTCTCCTGTGGTATCTCAACCACTTTGTACACCGCATTATCTGCTCGCACCGGAAGCCCCTGCGAGCCTGCGATTTCTGATCTCTCTGGCAAAAGTGGCATAGCCTTCGAAGTGCGTTCATTTTTGCTTTTGACCTGCGTATCGGCAGACGGCAGCCCCCGCACATCTGCAAAATTGTCGCTTTCCTGCGCGTTTGCCGTGCTTGCAACCGGTTCATTCACAATTTTCGCCTGATTTTGTGAATGAACTTGCTGATTTTGTGACTGGACTTGCTGAATTTGCGCATTTTGTGATTCTGCCGCTCGCTTGATGGTCTCGCGCTGCTGCGCCTTGGTTCCGGCCAGCGTCTCGCCGGTCACAGTTTCAAATGCTGTCCGGAGCTCGGCATTTGCAAGGATCCTCTCCGCCTTGCTGTTCGTCACCTCTCCGCCCAGCAGTTCCCGCACCTGCGACTCCGCACTCACCTGCCCCATTGGCAGCTCGCGTGCTTCTGCTGTCTGCGTCTCCACGCTTGTCTGCTCCACTGGCAGTTCGCGTACTTCCGTCACCTGCGCCGCCTTCGCTGGATTGTTGGCTTCCTGCGTGTTTTCCTCAACGGTCTGCGCCTTCGGCAGTTCCCGCACGTCGGCCTGTACGTTCCCCGCCGCTCCGCGCGCGAGCCCTGCGGCTTTTCCGACAATCGTCTGTCCTCCGCCGAGGATGCCGCCGACGGTCATACCGAGTCCGAATTCCTTCGCGCCCGTCACTGGGTTGATCACGGCATCCTCGTCCTTCGTCGAAAACACCTTGTTCCCCTTGTTGTAGATCAGGTTCTGCAGCGCGCGCTCCAGCACGCCCTGCACGACTTCTTCCTGACCTTCTTCCGCGGCCGACTTGATCCACGATTTCAGCGCGCTCTCACTCACCTGCAGCTCACCCGGCAGCTTCTGAATACCGCCGCCCACTTCGACCGCCGCGTTCACAAGCCCGTTGGCCATGGCAAACGCATTTGCTTCCCAATCCGATGCGCCGTCCGCTTTTGCGTTCTGGTAGTTCTGCCCGGCCACCTGCGAGAACGCCAGCCAGAAGTTTGGATCTTTCGCCATCGCCCGCGCCATCTGCTGCGCAGTGACTGCCGAAGTTTTCGCGTTTCCGACGATGCCCGGCAGTGTCGCGGCAGCCCCTGCTCCACCTGTTGCAAGCTGCGCTTCCGCACTCCCGCCCATTGTCATCATCGCCATGATTGCCTGCGGCAGTGCTGCAACTGTCGTTGTTCCGAGTTCGTCGACAATCTTCTGCCCTTTTGTGGCGTTCTGCATGTTCTTGCCGTAGTATTCCTGCGCGGCGTCCGCGATCTGCTGCTGCGCCTCCGCCAGATTGGAAAAGGGGTTGTTCTCCCAGCCCAGCTCTTTCAGCGCATTTCCCGGCAGCCATCCGAGCGTCTGCGCAAATCCGTTTGCCGCCTGCGTCACGCCCTTCCACAGCATCCCTTGCCCCATTTTCTCCTCATCGGGTCGCTCCGCGACTTTCTCATTTGCAGCCCATCTCTGGATGTCCGATGCATCCCACTTCCCCGCAGCCTGCTTTGCAAGATCCGCTGCGCCTTGCTCGAGATTATCCGCAGTGTCGATTGTCTTGTCAAAGACCGTCCTCGGCAGGTTGCCAATAGCGTTTAAGTATTCCTTCGCGTCCTTCGTGCCGAGCTTCAGGTACTCGCCAAATGAAAGCCCTTTCGGCAGTTCCGGGTTCTGCGTTTTCTTCTGTTTCTTTTTCTCATCGAAATGCATCGTCGCGTAATGGTGCACCGGCAACGTGCCGTTCTGCAACGCCGCCCGGCTTTGTGTCTCGGTGTTCTGACGGACAGCAGCGGAAAGGTCGCCGCCATTGCCGCTGCCGAATCTGTTTTTCCTTTTCGTATCGGCCATGCCAAACTCCTTTAATATCCGTAGGCGCTCAGGTCAACGCCGGTCTGTGCCTTAAACTTGCGCCGCAGCACCGCCTCGTCCTCATCACTCAGCGACACATTGTTCCAAGCGTTCACCAGATCCGATATCTTTGAATACGTTTTCCCGTTCCAGACAAACGTCCCCTCGTCCTGGTCCCAGCTCAGGCTGCGTGCCTGGTCTTCGCTGATCGTTTCCGTCGGTTCGCTTGGAGCTGTGTAGCTATAGTCGCCATAGCTATATCCACCGTAGCCATATCCGCCTCCCGAGCTTCTCGTGCTCGCCGCCTTCAGCGCGTCATACTCTGCCTTCATTGCCGCGATCTGCGCGTCCGTATACAGGCGGTTGCCGTTACTGTCCGTCACCTTTTCATATCCGGAGAAGTCTCCGTACTTTGCCAGATTGTCCGCCGCTGCCAGTGCGTAGCTGATCTCCTGCTGTTTCCTTTCCAGCTCCCGCTCACGCTCGTAGTTTTGCTGGCTCTGCAGCCCGCTCATGATGCTGCTGTAGTTGGCCAGGTAGTTGCTGCGCGCCGTCTGGTCAGCCTGCGATTTTGCGATCTGCCGCTGCAGCTCCGCTGCATTTCCGGCAACATCCAGTGCCGTCATCGCGCTTGCGCGGCCGCCCTCGTTTTCTCGCAGCGCCTGCTCATACGACAGCCTGTTTTTCAGCAGCGAGCTCTCCGTGGCGCCGCCCGTGTACCCGGCCCCGGCCAGTTGCTCCGGAAGTGCCTTCTGCTCCTTCATCATATCGATGTAAAGCTGCCGGTCTGTGCTGTCGTATTTCTTCTTCGCTTCCTCTTTCTGCTGCTGGAGCTTCAGCATCGCAAGCTCCGTCTGCTTGGCGCTCTCCGTCTCGTTCGCCTCCAGCTGCTGCTTCAGTTGCTCCTGCAGCATGTTCAGCGTGCTCTCGAGGTAGCCGGTCTCCTGAGCCTTTTCCGCCGCCGTCCGGTATCCCCGCTCCAGCTCTGCACGCTGTGCGTCGTCGTAGTCCGTCGCGTATTTCTGGTAGGTGTATTCCGGCTGATACTGCGTCATGCCCTCGCCCGCGATCTTCTTGTTCCGCTGCTGCTCGTAGTAGGCTGCAGCGGCGTAGTCGCCGCTTTTCGCCGCCTTCTCCGCCATGCCGGCGTAGTCTGCCCCCACGTTGTAGCTCGGCGTGTATCCGCTCTCGAGTCGATCCATTTCATCCTGTGTGTACTGCTTTGCATACTGCGCGTACAGGCTCGACGGGCTGTAGTCCATGCCCTCCCCGGCGATCTTCTTGTTCCTCTGGCTCTCGTAGTACGATGCCGCACCCATGTCGCCGTCCGCAGCCGCTCGCTGCATATATTTTGCATAGTCCGTGTCCTTGTTGTAGCTCGGTGCAACGATGCCGGTCTTTTTCTGCCCGTTTTCGTCGATGTAGCTGGTGGTCTGCCCTGCGTCCATAGTAGCCTCCTTATTGTTTTCCCCGCCGGGTTCTCCGGCGGGGATGCTGTTATTTCTCTTCGTCCGTTTTGTCCTTGAGCTTTGCGAGGCAGTTAATCAAAAACTTCGGCACCGGTGCCCCGAGATGCGCAGCATTTTCCGTGATGCTGCCCAGCTCCGTCACGATGTACCAAATCGCCACCAAAGGCAAGAAAGCCGTCTTATATGTAAACGGCAAGTCAAAACCCAGGTCGCCGTAGTTGATGATCGCGGACAGAGCCACGTCCAGCAGCAACGCGACGAGCATTGCCACGATACTTCCAAGTTTGTGCCACAGGCCGGCGCGCGCCACTGCGCTATCCCACGTGCCGGTCGACAGCGCCGCCCACGATCCGGTCGCGTAGTCCAGGATCATTGCGGTCAGCCAGATCACCACGAGCCAGCCTGTCCACCCCCAGAACGCCGTCATGCCGGCCAGCACGGCCGAGATGGCTGCCTTCAGCTCCATTGCTTTGCTTGGTGCATTCATGCTTTACCCTCCTTTGCATTGTCAACCATCCGCTGGCACACGAGCATCGTGCGCAGCATATCCAGCGACAGATCCAGCTTGCCATCACCCACGCCAGCAAGCACACCACCATCGACAAGCTTTTGCACCGTGCCCTGCGCCCATGCAGGCACATCCATCACCTTGCCGTTCACAATGCGGCCATAGCGCGTATCACGCGCATGCCACATGATATACAGCATCCGCAGCATATCATCGCTCAAATCGAGTCTGCCGCCGCCCGTACCGGCGATCAGACCTGCGTCCATCATCTCTTTGATCGTGCTGCGTGCCCAGCCCGGCACGTCATCAATCGTGGTATACCTAATCATGTCCTCGTCCTCCTCATTATCATTTTCGTTCATTGCCTCGGCGACGTCGCGCCGAAAGCCGTCCATCGTGTAGCCCATATCATATGTGCGCCACAGCAGCTCCGGGTCTGCATGGTTGCTCGCCACGCCACGTCGGTGTCCCTCGGCGTGCCCGATGATTACGCCATCCTGCGCCGGATCGAGACCGTACTGCTTGCACAGTGCGGCGAACAGCTCCACAGCCGTGTGGTATGTACCCGCGATCTGCTCTGCCGCCTCCGCGTAAGTCATGCCCGCGCTCGGCTCGGTCATCTCCACACCGATGTGCGTGCTGTTTGCGCTGCCGCCGCAGTGCCATGCGATCGTCTCCCACGGCATCGTCTGATACACCGTACCGTCTGCCTGTACAAACGCATGCACGCAGACGGACGCACCGCCCGGCTGATACTGGTTAAAGCTGCGCGCAAATACCGCCGCAGACGGCTGCGCGCATCCCACGCTGTGCAGCATGATGCCGCGCGGCGTCAGCGGTGCGCCCGCCTGATAGCACTTGTTTTGCGTCACAAACGCCGGAATGATCTGCATTTCATTGCCTCCTTTACGTGCCACAAATAAGGTGGCCGCCGATCAGCTCGCCGAATTGCCTACGCCCAAAGTCATTGAGGTGTGTGCCATCCGACAAGTATGCGCCGGAATTGATGGCATTAATTCCAAGCCGCTTGTACCCATCAATCGTCGGCAAATTATGCTCTTCCGCCACCGTTTTCATGGCAGAATCGTATTCCGGAAGCGTTTTTTCAAGGGTGTTTTTATAGGTTTCAGCGCCCACTCCATTCCACGTTCTGTACAGGGGGGGAGATACAAAGATTTTGATTTTGGGGAAAGCTGTCAAAATCTTTTTAATGGAATATCGCAGTGCACCGCACACTGTGTCTGTGCTTAAAAGATTCGCCGAATCATCAAGCGGAACATTTGCGGCAAAGTCGTTCGTTCCATAGTGGATTACAATGGCATCGACAGATGTGAAGTCGATGGACTTCAACACATCCAGTTGACTTGCAAAGTAATCCGATCCGCTTGGTGCTTGTGCTTCCTGCGTGGCATAGTCCCCACTCGCTACCGCATCGGCCAGCGCCCACATAGAAAATGCTGCATATCCGTTGGACGGGTGCTTTGACATGCGGCATCCACCAAAGCCAACATTGTACACCTTTGCACCAGTATACGCCGCTGCATAAGCCGGGACGGATGTTTGATCGCGCGTCATTCCTATCAAACTGTCACCAAAAACAACGACTTTTCTACCAGACAACAGCGGCTCGTTAACAGCAAAGTTCAGGTTGCCCTTCGAAACTTTTACTGTTGGCTTCAGGGACATCACCGTTTGAGTCGATTCCTTAATTTCTTCGTTGATTGTTACGATTGAATCTGCGGACGAAGTCATAACCCGCAAATATTTGAAATCTTGCCAAAAATAGTACGAAATCGAAGACGTGTCCCATGTTAAAACATCCCCGGATATGGTAAAGCCTCCGTAAGCAGCGTTGCCTTGCATGGCTCGGATGTACTTGCCTATACCGTCACTTGTCGCCTTGTCCGCCTTGTAAAGTGCTACTGCGTTGTCGAGCGAAAAGCTCGCGGCGCTGGGGTCTTTAATGCGTACTACGTCGCCCTTTTTTATGGGAATAAAACCGGTGGTGAAAGCGCTTGCCGAAACCACAGAGCCGTCTGAATGAAGTGCACCGGCCTCATATCCGACACCGTTTAGAATAGCCCCGGATGCGTCCGTGCTGATCGGTATCATATTTGTGTAAGCGGGCAGCACTTGCGTAGTCTCGGTCACAATCTCATTTACGGAAGGAATCTCGATGCTCTTATCCGCACTCCCGTCGTATGTGACGCTGTTGCTTCCGCTGGTGACGGTCAGCGCGTTCGGGCTCGGCAGCACGGTTGGGATCTGCGAAATGATTTGCTGCGACGCAATTTGAAAAGCCGCATACTGCACCAGATCAGTAACATGATCCGGGTTGTATACCTTGTCTGCCGTCACCTGCCCGGTGATGCCATCGAGCGCGCCCTTGTTCGCGTGTGAGTGGCGGGCGGCGGTGTTGGCGGAGATCTCCGCAGTCGGGACTACCGGGATATCGCTCGGCGCGGCGGGCTTGTACCCCAGCGCGCCTGTGATGCTTGCCGCAGTCACGGTCGCGTCACTGCCATCCTTACCCGGTGCGCCGGGGTCGCCCTTACCACCTTTGATTGCCGGAAGGCCGACGTATTTGCCCTGCTCTGCGTCCCACACTCTGCAAATTGGCGTGCTCATGCTGCTGCCTCCCATCCGTACACGCCCGGCGCGTAGACGTTTGCGTCGGACGTGCAAATGTAGTGCTTGCCGTTGTAGCTTACTTTATCGCCCCGGTTATACGCATCGTGCGCGCCGGACGGCTGTACCCACTCCGGCCATTCGTCCACGCTGACAGCGACCCACAGTGCCGGGGTTGCGTCCGGCGTCCAGTCAACTTGTGATGTGTGCGCCTGCACACATTTGTACAGCGCGCCGTTGTACCGCACCCTGTCGCCGATGGCATAGCCATTGCCTGCCGCCCACGCGGGGAACAGTTCAACTGCGGTCAATGCTACCTCGTCGGCCATGGTGCTTGCTGCCGCTTCTATTTTGTTGCGGTAGGTTATCGCTTCGGCTCTTGTCATGATGTGCCTCCCGTGATGATTTGTAATGCCTCGGTGTCGGTGATCTCCTCATCGGGCGCGTCAATCTCCGTCCATCCGTCGGTCGTGTCTACGTCGACGCAGGTGTAGGTCGTCACGCCACCGTCGTTGGTCAACAGCTTGCCGTCACCGGCCAGCAGATTTATGCGGCGACGCGTCGTGCCGTCTCCATATGTGTAGATGATAGGTCGCTGTGTCATGCTGTCACCTCCGGCGTCGATGTGATGATGGTGTCTCCGGCAGCATAGTCCTTGCCGCCGTATGTGGTGTCCTCCGCCGCCTTGATGATGATAGTGGCGTTCGTCGCGCCATCCCTGATGCTTGCGATCAGCGCGTCGGTTTTTGCGCCCGTAGTATGCATTGTGATTACAAGCCCAGCTTGCGTACACCCGTCAAAATTTTCGCTTCCCCAAGATGTAACGGCGTGGCCGATACTTCCAACATCAAGCGTCTTCAGCGCCTTGCAGCCACTAAAGATGGACGCTGTGTAAACACCAAGAGCTGTAATTTTAGGGATTGCAATTTCCTTTACGCGCTCGCAATCCGCAAAAGCTCCGTTGCCTATTTTTGTAAGCGCCGGGAAAGATGCGGATGTAATGCCACTTCTCTTGCATCCTTTTTCTGTGATTTCTACGCACAGCGGGCAGATAAGCGAAAATTCCGCAGAGTTTGAGCCAGTCCCAAATTGCATCCCCGACAGCCGCTCGACGTGCGACAGATCCAGCCCTTGCGGCTGGAGACTTGGCAGCCCGGCGAGCCCATAAGAATCAATTGAGGTCAAGATGTTTTTGGTGTTGATCCGCTCAAGGTGCTTAAAAGGGGTGATATCGGCTGCGCCGTATGGATTCCCGCCGTAAAACTGCGCTATCCGGATCGCAGTTCCGTAAAAGTCTATCACCGTGGCATACCCATCCGCGTCTCGCTCCTTGACGACGATGCCGTCCGTGATGGTGGCGCCAGTGAGAATCGCCTGCACCGCGCCTACAAAACCGTCCGGAAACGTAAGCTGCGCATCCGTGCCGCCTTTGGCGCGGATAGCGTCTGCGACTGCGGTCAGGTCTTCGGATTTTGCAAGATATTCCGCCATTAGAAACTCACCCCATTCGCGTCGTTGATTGCAGCCGCCGCCCATGCACCATTAACCACGCGCAGAAATTTACCGTTGTCAGCAGCCGTTACTGCGGGAAGCAGGCCACCGTCATCATGGTCGCCGCCCGGGTCAATCCACACCGGGTGTGTGTCGCCGGTCGGCTGCGTCGCGCCGTAGTAGATGCCGGGCGCACCGTCCGCTCCCTTTTCTCCGCGTGACGGCTTGCCGGTGTCGGTCGGGCCGATATACCAGTTGCCATTGTCGCCGATCGTCGGTGTGATGCCGCCACTTGCAACCTTAGCCTCCACATATTCCACAGTCGCAGCCGCATTGGTGTCTGCGTCGGTGGGCGTTTTCACGCCAATAAGCTTTGTGGGTTGCCCCTCATTCACGTCAGAAATATCAAGTGCAAAGTTATTGCCGTCTTTGGACGGGGACAGACCCACGCCGATACCGACAGGTTCAGTTGCAGGTGTCAGCGTTACGTAGCCCTTAAACTGAGGGCTGTCAGTACCAGATGCGCCGATGTTCTTTCGTGCCTGACCCTGCTGCGGGCCAGTCAGCGTCTGCGCAGTATACAGAACAGCATCGGCAGTGCCGCCACCCGCTGATACACCGGTATCTGTATCGCCGAGATACCAGTTGCCGTTGCCGCCGATGTGCGGCGTGATGCCGTCCGCACCAGCAGCTCCCGGTTTGCCATCCGCGCCGTCTTTACCGTTCGTTCCGTCCTTGCCATTCGAGCCGTCAGCGCCCTTCGCTCCGTCTTTTACTACGAACTCATGCGAACCTTTTGCGTCCGTAATGGTCACTTTCGTGCCACCGGTTGTGGCAGCGGTCGATACTGTAGGCGATACGCCGTCCTTACCGTTCGACCCGTCAGCTCCGTCTTTTCCCTGCGCACCATCTGCGCCATCCTCGACCGTGGCAATGGCCGCTCCGTCCACGCTGATTGTTGTTGTCTTGCCGGACTTGGCGGCCGTTACTACCGGGCTGTGGCCGTCCTTGCCGGGATCGCCCTTTGAGCCTTCGATCACGACAAACGGCGTGCCAACCTCTGCGGCTACCTCTTCTCCAAACACATCGAGGATCTCGGCTTCGATTCTGTCGCTCATTCCATCAGCTCCTCGTCCGTGCAGTCCAGCACTTTGATTTTCGGGTTTTTCTTCGGCTTCAGGATATTGCCCGCGCCCTTGAAGTTGCAGGTGATCTCCAGCTCCGCCTGCCCCACGTCGAGGGACAGCGTGTCTTCCTGCGTCAGCGTCAGCAGGAACCGGTCATTTGCGTTGTCGTACCGCACCGCGTCCGGCCACGTCTTGCGCACACTATCGCCGAGCTTGAACGCGATCTCATCCACGTTTCCCAGCGGAAACACGTTCATGTCGTTGAACTTCACACGCACGGGGACGGTCTTTGCTTCACCGCGTTTGATGTATGCCATTGCTCCTACCTCACGCCATGTACCAGCCGGACACGTAGATCTTGCAGTTACCGGACGCCCGCACACCTTCCGGGATCGGCACCACAAGCTGCCCGCCGGAGTTAAAGCGGACGCTCGGGCTGTCCACCCACACGTCCCAGCCCTGTACGTCTTTGTATACGATCCGCGCCGTCAGCACAGACGCCGCAGGATCTCGCAGCATTCCGTCCGCCCCTGCATCCGTTCCCGGCCGCTGATAGTCCTCACCGCCGGAAAACCCGACCACGATGTCGTGCCCGATGTCTGCTTCCGCAAGTCCGGTCATGTAAAGCGAGCAGAACATCATTCCAATCGCACGCATATGCCGGAACACAGCGGTACTCACGCTGCACACCTTGCCGCTGGAGATCACTTCGGTCGAGATGTCCACGTTCGTTACCAGCGCCTTGTAAGACACCTTCTCGCCGGTCACAGCTCCGGTCGCGATCTTTTCCGTCGTAACTGCCTTGTCGCACAGCGCGCTCGTCACAATCGCGCGTTCCCCGATATTGCCGCTTCCAATCGTGTGGTTTGCGATTTTGTCCCCGGTCACGGCGTTGTCTTTGATGTGGCGCTCTTCGACCGCGTAGTAGCCGATCTTGCTTCTCGTCACGGCCCCATTCGAAAGTTTTGCCTCCGTGACGGCCGCGTCTTTCAGGCGGTACGCATCTACAGCGCCCCACTTGATCGCGTCGGTGTCGACCGCGCTCATCGCCAGCTTGTCCGCCGTGATTGCGTCGTCCGCGATTGCGGCCGTGCCGACTGCGCCGTCGGCAATCTTTGCCGCCGTTACGGACGCATCTGCGATTCCGCTCTGCGACACACCGGCGATCTGGCTCTGCACGTTCTCGATTGCGTCCTGCACGTTATCAGCGTTGACCGCGGTCGTCTTTTCAAAGCCGACGTTTCTTGCCGCCGTCGCAAGCCCAAGCTCCTGAATCAATCTCTTGAGTGCTCCCATTACTGTTTTTGCGTCCGCGTCAAACTGCGCTTTGAGCGCCGCGGCCTTCAGCCGCTCGATGCGGTTCGGGTAATTGCTCAGCTTCGAGATCGTGCCGAGCACATCATCAGGAATTGTAAATGCCATTTGCGTCCTCCTTCTTCTCCCGCCCCTTCTCCGGACAGGCCGTATTCCTGCACACGTAAACCGCCGCGCCGTCTTCGCCCCTGCGCAGCAGCATCATTTCAATGCCGCACGTTTTGCACGTCACGTCATCACGCCCCCTTCGTCCTGCGGCGACAGGTAGCTCTCCGGCACAAGGCCACCCGTCTGTGTGAGTCCGCCCTCTGTTGCTGCCTGCTGTGGCGTTTCAAACTGCTGGCGCCAGCCGTCGATGATCTCCTGCTTCTGCGGGATATCCAGCACCTCCAGCTCTGCCGCCAGCACCTTGTAGTTCTGCGCGGTTACGTTCATGGCCGCCAGTCCTTCCAGCGCCTTAAGTGTCGCCTGCTTGCTGTGCACGATTCCGTCGCCTGCCGAAACGATCACGTCCACGCGTGGCCAGTAGTCATACTCTTCGCGCACGATCTGCCCGCTCACGCTGTCCACGATCGCCGGCATCGTCTCCGTGTAGTTCCCGGACAGATAGTCAAAGCTCACGTCTGGCTCGCCTTTTTTCTTCGAGCCAATATAGATGTGGCGCGTCGTATCGTAAAACTCCTGTACGCTCCAGTCGATCAGCTCGTACAGCCGCTCGAATCCGGCCGTTCGGTCCGCGGTCTTAATGTTGGCCTGCTCTTCCGCGTCCGAGCGCAGCATGGCCAGCGCTGTAGCCGTCGTCTGCCGCGTCGTCTCCTTGCCCTGGCTGCTGTCAAAGTTTCGGTTCGTGCGCTGGATCTGCTCCGTGATCCATGCTACGCTGTCCGCCGCGTTGCGCAGCGGCTGCAGTCCGCCGAGCCGCTGCACGCCGCTCAGCCGCCCATCGCGCACGACGATCTCGCCGCCCGGACGGTTGTCCAGCTCCGCCCCATCAGCCAGCGCGTTTTCCTCGCGCACGATCACGTCGTTGGACATCATCGCGTCATTGAGCTGCGCCATGGCGAGTTTCCGGTCGCCCATGTCGATCAGATCCATGATTGCAAACAGCTCCGACTTGTTGTAAAACTGGTTCTCGTCCCGGATACGCCAGTAGTGCACGAACGGGAACAGGTGGTTCTGCCGGCAGGTGTTCTCCCAATAGTTCGGGATGTACTTCACTTCGTGACCACCCACAATGATGGAACAGGCGACCGCCCCCGCCGGCACGCGCACACCGTTTTCCTCCGTCTCCTTCGGCTGCTTGAACCAGTGCTCGAGCACCGTCACCGTGTCGTCGTCCTCGTTGATGGAGGTCGACAGGTCGAACAGGTTCAGATCCTGCGCATAGTCGTTTGACAGGATGTGCTCCGGTTCCATGCCCATCTCCTCGATCGCCTTGCCGTACTGCTGCACAAACACAACCTTGTGCATCCGGTACAGGTGGAACACATACTGCCCCGCCTGCAGGCCGCGTTCTCTTGCCGCCGGATCCGGGTAGATGCTCTCGACCGGCACATCATCCACGCGGATGTCGCCCTCGTTGACGCCAGTCATCATCGTCGGATCCCAGAACACTTTCCAGAACGCATCCCCCAGCTTGATCAGCCTGCGCTCGTTCGCCGTGTTTTTGTCCTTCAGCCGGTTGTTGTCGCACACAAACCGCGCCGCGTATTCACGCTCCTTCGCCTTCTGCGGGTCCATGCCGTCGTCACGCCCGCGAAACTCCGGCTCCGGCACCGTCGCGCAGATCTGGCTTTCCACGTGAATAAACGCATCCGGCATCACCGACGGCGCAAACGGCATCTCCGCATCGGCATATGCCTCCTGCGTCTCGCCCGTGATGTCGTGGATGAAATTATAGTAGTCGTTGTAGCGCTCCCAATCCCGCTCGGTCGCTCTGCGCGCGCTCTGCGCCTTGCCGAACAGCGCCTGAATGGTCTGCTCCCTGTGCTCCCGGTCAGAATAGTCATAGCCGGTCACTGCCGGCCGCTCCCTGTCTTTCTTCCGTTTCAGCATATCCGCTCCTTATCGCTTCGCAAAGTTTCCGGCCACATAGTGCTTCGTAATTGCAAACACGCCGAACCCCTGCTCGTTTTCGCGGTTCACCACGATGATCTGCAGCCGCTTGTACTTTTTCACCTTCGTGTTGAGCATGATGTCCGTCGGCCCGTCGTATGTCTCGAACGTGAAATCCGTAAAGTCGATATCGTCCCAGTTGAAGATCGACCGATATCCGGACGCCACCAGCTTCTCGGCGTCCTCGTCCTTGACGACGTATACCGTTGCGCTGGTCTTCTGGTGCGGCTTTATCGTCACGCTCGCACCGCGCTTGATCATCGTCTTGAGCACCGTTGCGTCTCCGTCATCGTCCACGCGCGTTGCCCAGATCGCCTCAATCGCCTTCCCGTCATCAGAAAAACGGCGCATATCGTCCCAGTCACTCGAGAACCTGCAGATCCGTCCATCATCTGTCCCGAAATACAGGTGCTCGTCCGCTCCGTCCTTGCGCACCATCCAGCACACCGCCGGAATACCGTCCCAGTAGTACCCCTCGTAAATGTAGTCGCTGTTGCTCGCCCGGCGGTAGCTGCGCTCTTGCCGGCCGTCGAGCACATATACCACGCCGCCGCCAACGGCCAGCAGAAACATGCCGCTCCATTGCACGGCCGCGCAGTCTGCGAGTCCCCGCTCCTCCGTCAGCATCGCGTTGAGGTACCAGCTCCGGTTTTGCGTCACGCGCCCGGAGGCGTAGTTGCTGCTCACCAGCGCATAGATCCCCGTCCCGCTCACAAACATTGGCTCATCGAGCAGGTTGGCAAAGCATCCCGTGCTCACCGCGCCGACGCCTGCCAGCGCCGCCTGCACGGTAAACACCGCCTTGCCGTCGCTGTCGAGCGTCCCCTTGCGGATCCACACGCTGCTGTCCTGTGCGTTCTCTTCTTTTACGATGCCGAGATATTCGCCGATCCGGCAATAGCCCATGATTGCCACGCCCTCGAGCCCTACGGCGCTGTAACTCAAATCGGGGATATACGTCGGGTCGTTCACGGCGCTCGTCCAGTCCAGGTTCGGGTGCTCCGGGTTTCCGGACAGCACGATGCGGTTCGTCGCGTTGATGCCGTATGCCGTGATGATCGTGCATTTCCCGATCCTGTCGGCATAGCCGCTCACGGTGTGCGGGTACTGGATGCGGACATTGTCCTCCTTGCCGGCCGCCGGCGCTTCCGGCGCCGCTGCGAAAGTCACGGTTCCGGCCGTCCGATCTGCCGTCCAGCCGCTCGTGATCTCCACGCCGTTGACCCACACACGCACGTCGCCCTCGGCGTCGATCACGTCGTCAAGCTGGTACACCGTGCTCGTCCCGTCAGCCAGAAACCGATTTTCCCGGTATCTGCCCAGCAGGTTGATGTCCTCATACGGCTCGCCGCCGCCTGCCGGCTTGCGGGCGATCACCGTCACCGGGATATACACGTCGTCGCTCGCCGTGATGTCCGTCACCGTCGTGCCGTCGTAGCGCAGCAGCTCCCCGCCGGTCACGATCCACAGCTTGCCGCCCAGCAGCACGCCCTGGCTTCTCCCGTCGTGGAGCCCGGTCATCAGCTGTACCGGCTCTGCGGCCGTGTCGTCCCAGCTGTACAATTTTGTCCCGATGTGGGCGACCGATTTCTTCGCCTCGCCGAACCGCGCCGTCCACATTCCGTGCACGGCTCCGCCGCCCACCTTGTGCAGCGTGCGCCAGCCGCAGCGTTTCTCCGGCATCCCGCCGGAATCTGCAACCATGTTGGTGCAAAGGGGGCTTCTCCGTCGGTCGACCAGGCACGGGTCCGTGGAAAAGTCCACGCCCTTGAACGTGTTGTAAATCGTTGTCTTGATATCGACTCCGCTCCTGCTCGCCATTGGTTAAGCCCCCCTGTAAAAGCTGTTTGTCACACCGCCGCCGCTTGCGCTGCCCGGAATGCGCGTGTCCAGAGATTGCAGCATCCGCTCGAACTGGTTCATATAGGCCGAGTAATCCACCACCAGATCCGGGAACAGATGCTGCGCCGCCACGAAAAACGGCATGGCCTGCGCGGCGTCCTCCGCCACCTCGAATTCCGTGTCGTCGGTCGTCTCCGCGTTGATTGTCTCAGGGATCTTGAAGTACTCCACCTCAATCGTCCCGGCCGTGTCCCGCTCGGGGATCACGATCTTGCTGCCCTTCCACCGGTATTTCCCCGTGACCTTCCCGTCGCGCCACACGCGGTACAGCCCGCCGAAGTTCCCCGGCATGCTGTATTCCGTCTTCCCGGCCGTGCGGTTGATCGTCTTCACGGCGACAATGCGCTTGACCATGGCCACGCGCTTTTGCGCGATGTCGAAAAAGTCCGCCAGCTTCAGCTCGATGTCCTTGTCCTCGGTCAGCTCGCCGCCCGAGGAATATTCATCCAGCAGCTCATAGACTTTCTTCTTTCCTTCGCCCAGCGTCATTTCTTCTTGCCCCGCTTGATCCTCTGCACGGCTTCGGCATAGGTCATGCGCTTGCTCTTCGCCGGCTGCTGTTTTTTCTTCTTCATGCGTCCCTCCGTATACGGCAGCGCCGTCGGGCGCGTCTGCGCCCGGCGGCTTTGGTTGTCTCTATGTCAGGCCGGGTTCGAGAAGATGATCTGTCTCGCGTCGCCCCAGCCCAGGCCGAAATCGACGTAGCCCGTGAAGTTTTCCTTCAGCGGGTCGGTGTCGCCGTTGTCGAACACGGTCGGCCGCGTGATGTACACGATCTTGCACAGTTCCTTCATCAGGGTCGCATCGCAGATCGCCCACTGCTTTTTCGCAAAGCCCAGCGCGCCGCCGCCGATGACCATGTAGTGCAGGTCATACAGCGGGTTGGCCGCGTTCGTGTCGTCGGCCGGGTTGCCGGTCGGGCGCAGCTTCGCGCCGTCGCCGCAGATCTTCTTCGCCTCGGCCTCGAGGTCGGGGCTGACCAGCAGCGTGTTGTAGTCGGCCAGAAACGGCAGGCCGTCCGGCGTCAGCAGCTTGCCGCCGACCGTCTGCGCCTCCGTGATGGCATCTACGCTCAGCGCCTTTTTGATCAGGTTGCTGTACGTGCCGGCCTCCGGGTCGGCGATGTACTTGCGGCCCTGGCTGCCCTTGCTGGCGCACGGGTGGTCAGTCGCGGCCCACGCCTTGCCGTCGCCGCCGGCATAGTCCGCGTTGAACGCGTTGCCGAACATGCGCAGCGCGTGGGTGTACACGGTCATCGCGGCCGAGTCGCCGAGGCGCTTGCCCACCTTTTTGCACTCGCCGGTTTTGTCGATCTTGGCCTGCTTGTAGCCGACCGGGATCGTCAGCGAGAACTCGCCCGGCGTGATGATGGTCTTGAAGCCGCGCTTCATGTCGCCCTTGTTCAGCTCGCCGGTATATTCGCGCAGTTCGCCGTAGCCGCCCGTGCCGGTCAGCTCGAAGTCCACGCTGCTGCTGTTCTCCTCGCCCATGATGGCGAGCAGCTTGTTGAGTCGGTTTGCATAGGCAAAATCGAAGGATTTGCCCACAAACTTGTAAAGGTCAGTTTTCCATGCCTGATCCATTTTGCTCCCCCCTTATCTCAGTGCGTGGCTCTTCGCCACGAGTCCGATCTCGCCGTGCACGAGGTCGATCTGCACGACCTTCACCGGCAGCGCCGCCGTCGCCGTCAGCACCAGCGCCTGAATGTCCGCGTCAAAGTTGCCCTTGGCGAACATCAGCGGCGGGAAGATCATGTACTTGTCGCCCTCGCAGATGGTGCCGCCGCTCGCGGTCGTGAGCGTCTTGCTCGTCGCCGTAAAGTCGGTGATGCGGCGCACACTGCCAAGCTCGTCGGTGTTGGTGCTGCTCGCGCCTTTTTCGACCAGCACGATGTAGCCGCCGTTGAGGTCGTCGTCCGCCAGCGTCGCAAGGTCAGTGCTGACAAAGGTCGTCGCGCTGCCGCTGGTCGCGGCCATCACCGGTGCCTTGCAGCGCATGATCATGCCCGGGTCGTCGTACACGAGGATCTTCGTGCCGTTGCTGCGCGGGTTGATCGCATCCTCGGCGCCGCTGTGGTTCTCCTTTGCCACGCCGAGGATCGCGCCGGTCTCGGCGGCCGTCGCCGCCACGACGAGGCCCTCGGCCAGCTTCACGACCTGCCCGGCCTTGATCGCGGTCGTCTTCGCAATGTCGTATTCGTGAACGCCGAAGGTAAAGCCGCCGTCCACGTTCTGGTATGCTCTCATGTGTTTTTCTCCTTTCAGCGCTCCAGGAACTCTTTTTCCGTCATTTTCAGCTCCGGATTGTTGCGGTTCCACGCCTCGAGCGTCTCGCGCTGCTCCGCGGTCAGGCCGCCCCCGGTCGAGCCCGTGCCGTTGCCGGCGCCGCGCGCATTGCGGCTGCTCGCTTTCGCGGCCGTTTCCTCCGCCACCGAGCCGACGAGGTCCAGATAGTCCTGATACAGGTCAGCCAGCGGCTCCACGCCGTAGCGTTTCCCGCAAAACCGCCGGAACTTTTTGTTCTCGTCCAGCTTCGTCAGGTCGACCTTCGGGAATTTCTCCATGAACGCCTTCGCGTCTGCCATGATAAACGCGCGCCGTTCGTCCTCCTGCTTCTTCGCGTCGGCCTGCTCCTGCAGCTCCGCTCGCTTCTGCGCGGCGAGGCGCTTGTCCTCATCCTCCCGCCGGATATCCTCTTCGGTGCGCTGCTCGTCCTGTGCCCGCTGCCGGATCTGCTCATCGTGAAAGCGCTTGGAATAGTCCTGGAATTCCTTCCAACTGCCAAACGGCTTCCCGGTATATGGGTTCGGGATGCCCGTCGCCGCGATCTCCTCGTCGAACTTCTTGCGCATCCGTTCCTCGGTTTCCCGTTCCGCCTGCTTGCGTGCGGCCTTCGCCGCCGCGTTGAGCTCGTGCGTCTGCTTCCGGCCCCGGTCGCCGTCGCCGGGTTCTTCCGCGCTTTCGGCCGCGCCGCCTTCCGTCTCCGCCTGCTCCTGCCGGTCTTCGTTCCCGGCTTCCCCGCCGTCCTGCACTTCGGTCTCGTCGATTTCGTCAGTGATCGGGTTTTCGTTTTCCATGGTGATCCTTTCGTTTGCCGGTGTCCGCCGCGGCCGCGAATTTGGCATAGGTCTCCCCCAGCCTGTCCCCATCGTACATCGCGCACCCCCCCGGGATTTCGTCAGCTTTTTTGCACACGCATAAAAACAGCGGCTCGCATTTTCTGCAAGCCGCTCGCGGTTGTTTTCACTATCATAGCATCTTCCGCCGCTTCCTGTGTTCCAGCTGCACGATCAGCTTCTCGCGCTTTTCCTCCGGCCGCTCGTCCACCGTCTGGCGCCCCTGCTCCCGCGCCATGTGGCAGATCGCTGCCGCCATCACCAGGTCGTCATGCTCTCCGGCCATCGCCTCCGGCCGGTCGTGCTCGTTGCGGGCGAATACCATCATCTCGCCCAGCGTCCACTTGCTGCGCACCAGCTCCGGCACCTCGTCCATCACGCTCCACAGGTTGGCCAGCGCCACCGGCCGCGTGCTTTTGTCCGTCCGCCATCCGTTTGCGTCCATCAGCTTGGCCGCCTTTTTGTCAAATCGTTTCCGGCGGTACAGGTTGGGGTATGCCCATTCTTCCAGTTTCAATTCGACGTATGTCGAAAAGTTGATTTCCACCGCCAGCAGCGCGCCGTTGTAGTACCGCCCCAGGCAGTATAGCTGCCGCGCGTATGCCGGCTCGCTCAGATCCTTTTGCAGCTCTGCACATTGCCATCCGCCCGCGTTGTCGATCAAAAATGCCGTGAATCTGTCGCTGCCGTCCCCCGCCGTGTCGCATCCGGCCACATACGGGTGTCCGTCCTCCGGCTCCTGCCAGATGCGCACATAGCCGTTCTTGTCCTCGCGCCACTCCACGTTCTCCGGCTTTCCGTCGGCCGCCTCGGTGTAGGTAAAATAGCCGATGTGCTTCGGCTCCGGCGCCCGCTCCCGTAGCCGCTCAAGGCTTTCGTTGTCGAAAAACGGCCTGCCCGTGAACAAAAACGCCTCCTGCGGATTGCTCGGGTACTCCTGCCGGAATTTTTGCACGTCGCCGCCGCAGTTTGCCTTGATGCACCAGCGCCGCCATTGCAGCTGCTCGTCGTCCAGCCCATAGTCTGCGCGCATCTGCTCCTCAGCTTCTGTCCATTCCGTTCCCGGCGGCACCGGCCGCCGATAGTCCGGGTCGAGATACCACGCCAAAAACACCGGCCGGAATGCGTTTTCGCCCGACACCGCGCCGTCCCAAAACGTCTTGAACTCGTTGTATCCGTTTGCCGTGCTCTCCATCACCACGCACGTGTCCTTGTCGTCCGGCACGGCCTGCAGGATGCCCAGCATGTTTTCCGTCATGTTCGGCCAGAATGCACTTTCTGAGCAGTGCACGTTCCGCAGCGTGAACGATCGGCCCACGCCGCGGCTCCCCGCTGTCACGCATCGGATGCGGCTGCGCAGCCCAGGATTGCGTTTTTTCTCCACGGGATCCTTCGTCGGATTTTCAAACACAAGCTCCTGCGCGTTGCTGGCCTTCAACATTGGCTTGATCTCCGGCGGCAAATTGTCGTAGAAGAGCTTGTTCATGTTGAACAAGTTCGTCGTCGCGTCCTCCACGTGCGCCACGATCAGCGTAAAGACGTTTGCGCGCGTCGCAGCGTCAGCGAAAAACAGCCCCTCCACCTCCGTGCTGGTGCCCAGCTGCCGCCCCTTCAGGATGATGAGACGCACTGGCCGCCCAGCGTCGTGCTCTTCCTTGATGATCTGGTACAGCATCTCCTGTGCCGGCTTCAGCCGCAGCGGGATGATGTTCCCCTTCTTGTCGCGGATCTTCAGAAAATGCTCACAGTATTGCTTTGGATTCCGGATGTCGATCACTCAAAACTCCCTCCCGTCGTCCGGAAGACTCTGCAGGAATTCTTCCACGCCTTTTCTCGTTTCACCTTCCTGCTTCGGTGCCTGCCGGAACATTCCCATGCTCTCGCCGATCTTGCCCAGCGCATTCAGTGCGCCCTTCGCGTCAAAATTCCACGTCCCGTCCGGCACCCATGCTTTCTCGTCGCGGTCCCACTCCAGGTGCGGCACCGCCTCCATGCACCTGTTGTACACCTCCAGCAGCTGGTTGCCCACCCACTCCGGCGTGATTCCCTGCCGCTTGTACAGGTCGATAGCCCGCGCCCGGCGGTATGCAGCGATCTTCGGCAGCTTGAGCATCCGGCTCGCCTGGCTCTCTGCTGTCTTGGCCGAGTACCCGGCGCGGATTGCCGCCTCCTTCGGCTGCCCGTCCCGCTCCAGCTCCGCCACAAAGCGTTTTTGCTGCTCGGTCAGCATCCGCTCCAGCTCCGCCAGCGGCAGGTCATAGACGTCCCGCTCGTCACCACGCATCATAAAATCGCCTCCTCAGTCTCGTCAGTGTCTCCTGGCTCAGGCCGTACTCCATGCACGTCCGCTCCCACGAGATGTCCGTCGTCAGGTACGCCAACAGCGCCTGTGCGTATTCCGGCCCCGCGGCCGCGCACAAGCGTCGTATTTTGTCCTGTGTCTTTTTCGGCTGGCGCGCGAAATTTCGGCACGCGAAAAAGATCGCCCCCTGCTCGTCGTAGCTCTTGTTCACGCTCCGCAGCCGTTTGAACTCCCGCTTCATAGCCGCAGCCTCTTTCGCTTCGCGCTCGGCCGATCCGGCATGACAGCGCGGACATATCCGTACCGCAGTCCTGTTTCCTCGTCGTCGATGATCGTCTTTTCTTTTACCAGCGCCCCTTCCGGCGCCTGGATGCCGTCCACGTCGCGCACGATCACCGGCTCCGTGTAGATCGGCTTCTCCAACCCGCGCGAGCTGCTCCATTTTTTTGCGTGTGCGTCCTTGCATGCGTTGGATACCATGTAGCGCGCGATGCCGGTGTAGTCTCCCCGGCCGTCGAGCAGGACGTAGCCGCACTGATCCTCCGGCCAGTACCGCGTCACCACTTCCCACGCAGCTCGGTCCATCACAAGGTGGTGGTGCAGCCGCACCTTTTTGCCTGTGCGCGGATCGGTGTCGCTGGTCGTCAGCACATAGCGCAGGCTTTTGCCCGTCTCCTTGCGGTATCGGCCGCCGACATTGCGCAAGAATTTGCTTACTTCTTTTTTCGCGGCCTCCATGTCCTCCGGCAGCCGCTCGTCGCTGTACTTTAGCTGCAGCCACAGATCGCCTGCCCGAAAGTTGCAGTTGATGATCCTTGCCAAGCGGCGGACAGCCTCTTTCTCGTTCGCCGCGATCTTCCTCGCGCTGCTGTTCCCGGCGATCCGCTTGGATCTGCTCTTGCGGCCCATGCGCGTCCGTGGCGACACATCCAGGATGCATCGCCGCGTCTCGACGCAGCGGCCGGACACGATGTGATACTCCACCAGCTTTCTCATCCTTTCTTCCTCCGTTTTCAGCCGGCTTTCCCGGCCGCATTTGCTATCGCGCGCACACGTCCGTGACACGGTTGACGTTTTTCAACTTCTTGCGCTCTTCGGCGGCACGCAGTTAAGTTAGCCGTTAAAGGGCCCGGAAAGATACGCGCGCACGCGCGTATAAAATTAAGGTGTTTTTGCTGTTTCGTTCTCATTTCCGCGGCGCCGGACGCGCCGCAGAAATCAGGGCGAACCAGTTTTTAACTTGCCGGTAACTTGCCGGTAACTTGCTCTTCTGCCCAGGCAGCGATCCGCTGCCTGGGCATTTTGTTGTCCGTGCGTTGTCCGTGCGTTATCCGTGCGTTATCCGCGGCCGTATTTGTGGTTGTTGCGCGCCGCCAGCGTCAGGCTCGCGTCCGTCACCATCCGCTCGCGGGCGCGCTCAGCGATCCGCCGGTCGCACTCCGCCCGTGCCGCCAGATATGCCTCGCACATCGCGTGGCACCCCGGCCGCCGCTCGGCGCACCCTTTACACGGTCCCGCCGGCATATCCCATTGCCTCCGTCAGCTCGCGGATCTGCTCGCGTGGCTCCAGCCGCCCAATGCACGCCATCCACGCCGGGCAGTCCTCCGCGTCGCACCACATCCAGCGCTTGCATGTCTCAGCCTTCTGGCCCAGCGGCGTGCGCGGCACCTTGCGCTCCCTCCATTCGGCCAGCAACCGCCCGGCCAGCATGCTTTCCAGGTGCCGCACCTCCATCTGCTCCTCCAGCCGCCGGATGTGCTCTTCCTTCAGCTCCGCGCGCGTCTTTTCCAGCGCGCGCAGCGCACTTTCCATGTTCTCTTTCGCCTCTTCTGCAGCCGCCCGTTCCGCCGCCAGTGCCTTGCAGGCTTCCGCGCGCCACCACTGCTCCGATTCCAGGTCACGTCTCTCGTCGAGCGCGGCCTTGTTGGCATTTTGCGCCACTTTCTGCCAGTACCGTACCGGCAGCAGCGCACGCATCGCCAAATGCTTTGCGCACAGCCGCCCGCGCGGGATCTCTTTTCCGCAAAATTCGCACACGTTCATACTTCCGCCTCCCCAGCCGCGAAAACGTGCGGCTTTTTTATGTATTCGCAGTACGCCTTTTCCAGCATCGCGCCCGGGCTGCCGCGCCAGTCCGGCAAAAACAGCACCGCATCCGCGATGTCGATCATCGCAAAGCACACCCGCATGTAGTCCTGCGCCGTCATTCCCTCCGGCTGCTCCGCCGGGTTGAGTGGGATGCAGCCCATCCCGCTCACGGTCTCTGCCGCCCTGCGGAACTTTGCACGATACCCCTCGTCTCCCGTGATCTTGCCTGCAATGTAGATCTTGGTCAGTCGTCGTCCCACGCCACCCAACTGGTCATTGCGAGTGCCTGCCACATGGCCGCCGCATTTTCCAGCGTCTGCGCCGTGAACGTCTCCTCCGGTGTGTCGAAGCGCATCACCGTGCCGAGTGCATCCGTCGTTGCCTCCCGCGTCATGGTGACAGCCGCCTGCGCATCCTCCGGCAGGCCGATGATCTGCCGGTCGCGTGCCTGCCACAGCATCGTGCTGCCGTACATCAGCGGTGTCGCCTTGACCGCTCGCGGCCCGTCCACCTGCATCGCCTCGCCCAGGCGCGCCAGTGTCACGTCCAGCATCGCGTGCTGCTCCGTCGACCCCCGCACCGTCACGGCCTCCTCCGTCGGGATCCGCCCGACCATTCGCACGATCTCCGCCAGCAGTTCCCTGCCGTCCGACTGCTGCAGGCTCTCCACCTGCGCGCTGTACGCCCACTTTTCGCCCAGCAGGCTCAGCATGCCCGCCGTCTCGCAGATCAGCAGCGCCCTGTTTTTCGCTTCCTTCGCCGCCAGCTTCGCCAGCCCCTTGTAGTGCATCATCGTTTTCTTCCTTCCTCATGTAGTGCGCGTGTTGCTGTGCGCTCGCTCTCGTGCGGCCCAGCGCCTCGCCGATCTCCCTGTACGTTTTCCCGTCCTCAATCATCTGCATCAGGCGCTTTTCCTCACGCTTTGTCCATAGTCTCTGTTCTCTTCCCATCGGCTTCTCCTCGCTCCCTCTCCGCGCATAATCCTCCGGCGTAACAAACTCCGTGCATGCATCCCCTCCGGGACACGGCCTGCGCCGCTTTTCGTGCAGGATGTACAGGCACACCGTCCCGACTCCGCGCAGCCCCGTGGCGGACCCGTGGTAGCATTGTTCGCACGTGCTCATAGTTCCACCACATACACGCCGCCGTACCGCCGCCGTTCGCAGCAGCCGCACGTCAGCTTCCCGCGCACGTTCCCGGTGTGCTCCACCCGCTTGCCTTCCTGCTTCATCCGCTCTGCGCACGGCACACACAGCAGCATTTCCTGCTTCATCCGTCGTTCTCCTTCCATTCCGCCACCATGTCCATGATCTCTTTGCACAGCATGCTCAGCAGCGCGCCCAGCCGCTCGGTCTGGCCCATGTCCTTGTAGCCGTAGCTCTCCCTTTCGTCTGCGTCCACGCGGTAGAGCATCAGCTTCTGCGTGTCGTTTGCGTACATTTTCCGACTTCGTTGTTCAAAAACGCCTCAAGCTCTGCGTTCAACGTCGTCCTCCTTTCTCGGGCACCATGCCGGCCGGTATACCGGGCAGTCGTCCGTCGGTCTCCGGCCGATCACCGCGCCCCGCATCCGTCCATCTGCCATGCACCGCGCCGCAGGGTATCCGCGCGGCCACGGCACCGTTTTCAGCTGCCGGCATCCGTTGCATCGTTTCCTTCCGTATTCGCGGATCATTTTCCGTACCGCACCACCACGGTCGGCTCGTTCCCGTAGTTCGTGTTCAGCATTTCGCGCAGCCTCGCCTCCCGGCGCTCCCGCGCGGCCTGCGCGATCGTTTCCATGCATATCGTTTTGCACATACTTTTCTCCTTTCTCCGGCCCTCTTCCGGGCACAGGCAGCGGTGCCTTTCCGCCGCCCGGCCCGCTCTCGCGGAAACAAAAAAAGAGGAGATGTTCCGGGTGTCCTGCACCCGGAAGATGGCCGGTTTCTCTGTCATATCAGCCTGCTTCTCCGTTCCCGCGTTCCCCCGCGACATTCGCCAGATCACAGCGCGCCCGAAGTTCCCCAGCAACGCACCCGCGATCCGGCGTGTTGTATTTGCACACTTGGTCGCAAGCGCCATCGTCCATTCTCGCTCCGTAGCTACAAAAGTCGTCCGGACCTTCGCGGTCGAGGTGGACTGAGCACCATCCCAGCCGCGGCTTATTGTAGGATCGGCAGTGACGGCAGTTCACCACCGGCGCAACGTCGGCGGCGGGCGCGCCTATTACCTCACTGCGCAAATCGCCTACCCAGCAACCTGCGCACATAAAGCCGTTGTGGTATTCCCCTGCCTCTTTGCACGGTGAACAATGCCGCTCTTCGATGTCTTTCAAAAACGTTTCTCGCTCGATGTGTTCAGCCATTGTCCAGCCTCTCTTTCAGCCGCTCCACTTTGCGCCTGCGCTCATTGCGCACATCATCCGTGCAGCAAAACAGCATTTTCATCTGCTCGAGCATGATCTCCACGTCGGCGATCTCCTCGGCAATATGCTCGAACGAACCCCGTCCGCGCAGGTACTTGCACAGCTCTTTCTGCAGCTCACTCATTTCCTCAAACACCATCGCAATCTGTAGGGAAGATCCGTAGGTGTCCAGCGCTCTCTGCAGCACTTCCGTTTCGTTTATGTACTCACCCATTCCGCTTCACCTTCTCCCCGAATGCCTCCAGCAGCTTCTCCGCAGCCGCTCGCAGCTTTGTCTGGTTCTCGCCGCTGGCCTTTGCGATCAGCGCCAGCATGTCGTTCAGATTCCCCTGCACGGTGTCAAACACGATCTTGAACTGCGCCACCGTCACATCGCTCATCTCCAGCTTCCGGCGCGCCTCCTGCAGCTCCAGCTTCAGTCCGTCGCGCTCCTTTGCCACGTCGGCCGTGGCGGTTTCCAGCTTTGCTTCCGCCGCCTTTGCCGTCTCCTCCGCCTGCTCGCGCGCCTTTTCTGCCTTCTGCAGCTTCTTTCCCAGCCGCTCAAGCTTTTTCTGTGCCGCCGCCTTTTCTTCCTCGCGTGCCTTGGCCACAGCGCCCTCGTCCACCTGCACGGCCACCTCGACCGGCCGGCTCTCCAGCGTGCGGACATTTTCCTGCAGCGCCCGGATCTGCGCCTGTGTCTCCGCCAGCTCCCGGCGGCGTGCCTCTGCCTCCTGCGCCGCCGTCTCTGCGTCTTTTTTCAGCCGCTCCGCCGCGCCCATCTGCTCGGCCAGCTTTTTCTCGTACAGATCCCGCTCGGCCTCGGCATCCTTCTTTGCCTGGATCAGCTCGTCCAGCTCCCGCGCCGACATGTGCTCCACGTCGTGCTCCTCGGCAAAGCTCTCCCGCTCGTTTTCCGGCAGTGCGAGCAGCCGCAAAGCGTTGGAAATGCTCAAATTATTCAACGTTGGGTAATTTGATTCCGCCCCAAAAAGGGTCTGCTGCTGCGCCCCGTATTCGCGGTACAGCGTCATAAAGCGCGATGCCGTGCTCTGGCTGAATTCCGTCTGCGCCTTCAGGTACGGCAGCCACTCCCCGTGGCCGATCATCTCCTTCACTTCACACAGCCGCCGTCCAATCTCGATGCCGAACCACAGCGTCATCTGCTTTGCCTGTGCCGTCAGGCCGCGGATCTCCGCGCCCACGGTTTCCGGCGTTCGCTTAATATCCAGTTCATTCATGCTGTTTTCTCCTTTGCTTCCGCAATTACCGGCCGCCCCTTCTTGTCCCGGCGGCTGCCGTTGTGTACCCATGCAAGCCATGCATCCAGAAACCACCCATACCGCTCCCCCGGGTCCTGCGCAT